TAGTTAGCAGCACCAACTTTACGGCATTTAGCTATGGCACCTGAAGCGTAAGCACTAGGAAAAACTCTATATCTAGCCTTAACTTTATGATAACACGCATCTTTAGGGCTACCACCTTTTTTAAGTTTTAGGGCAGCTAAAGTTTTTGCCTGTTTAGCATGAGACTTAGAAGCTTTCTTCAAGCCTTTAACGACTTTACCAACTGTTCTTTTAGCTTGTCCACCGTTCTTAAGAGCGATGGGTTTTTTCATAGCCTTGCCCATTCCACGACATTTCATCATAATTAACGACCTGCTCTTGTTTTACCTTTCATAGCGATACCATCACGAGGACACTTGCCAGCTTTACCACCATGCTTCATCTTCTTGATAGTCATACCGCCACCCATCATTTTCTTTTTAGCCATACCACCTTTCTTCATAAAGCCCATTTTGTTACGAACTTCTGTTGGTAATTTAGCTAGACCTGGATTTTTCTTTTTATCTACAGGTTTCATCTTACCACCCATAGCCATTTTTTTCTTAACAGAACCACCAGCTTTCTTTTCTCTTTTATCAGCTCGTTTTAGAAGCTTTTTACCATATTGATATTCTTTTAATTTTTTTGCTTGTTCTTTATCTTCTTCTGTTCCTCTCATAGTTGGTATAGTAGAAGACTTATAACTTTTTTTAGTTGCATCTACTCCTGCCTGTTTTGCATCAATGAGCTTTTGTATTTTCTTTTTCTGTGCATCTGTCACACCTTCCATATTAAGTGCGTATTTAAGACTCTTAATTTCATCTTTCATAATTCTACTAATAGGTACAACCTTCTTCTCACGTTTAACAAATGTGCCCATTGGTGTCTCTTCTTTTTTAATACCAACTGTTTTTACTTTTGCAGCAATTCCACCTACTGCCATCTTTTTCTTTTTGGTCATACCGCCACCGTACATCTTTTTCTTAGCCATACCACCATACATCATTTTCTTTTTCTTACCATGTTCCATATCTAATCTCCTTAGTTATTTACCGAGCCACCAAGTCACCAATGACCCAGCTATCACTCCAATTATTCCAAAAAACCACACAGCGACTGCTTTACCACCTCTAATCTCTGCGAGAGTCTCCTTAATATCATCAACAGACTTGTCCATTTTATCGACTTTGACAATGATATGGTCTATATCCTTCTTCATATGCTCTATCTCTGCCGAATGTACTGCTATTGTTTCTTGCACCTTATCTTCCATATTAACATTTCCATCTCTTACGAGCTTGGCGTAACCTTGAGTTTGGATTCTTAGCTGCCTTTGGAAACTTCTTCATCTGCCCTGCACTACGTGCACAAAATGATTTACGTCTCTTAGCAGCTTTAGAACCTTTTTTAACTTTTCCAGTTACGGCTGTTTGTAACTTACTGCCTGGGTTGGCTCTACGATAGGCTGCTACACCTTTCTTAGTCATCCCTGCTCCAGCTTTAGTCTTTCTAAAATTACCAGACTTGACTGAAGTTTTAATCCCCATTCCTTTTTTTCTGGTAGTTGCCATACGACTTCTACGCAAAATAAAAGTGCATCATGTCTACTGTTCCAATGGTATATTTAACCGACATACCACTGATAAACAAAATGCCATTTTCAGGAACGGTGTGGTCAATAGTTGTATTATCTGTACCTATTGTCCTTGCCTTAAATAAAGTACTGCCTGACTCTGGGGTGCCATCAATAAAATCAATGACTCCTGCAGAACCACCAGACACAATTTGATACCCTTTAAGTTTGACACGACCCGCAAATACAGCTTGTGCTGCACTGGCAGTAGAGCCCACTTTTAAGTTTGCTGCAAATTGTGCTGAGCTTGTCACGGAAGTAACTGTTTTAAAGTATTTAGTACCATTAACAGCTTCAGCTGAGCCTGTAGATGTAATCACCTCAGTTAAAGAATTATCGAATACATCAGTACCAACAATAGTATTAGTTTTACCATTGTCTCCTGTACCTGTTGTAGTGACACTTAAAATTCTAGCACCACCTGACGCAAAACTTGAGTTTGCAATAGTGGCTGAAGTATCAGGTCTTGCTGCGGTAACAATAAAGTCATCATCTGCTGCAACTTCATCGCTGATAAAAGTTACTTTAATATCTGAAAGCATATTCTTTCTCCGTTAGTTATTAAGCTTCGTAACCTTTCAACTCAATTAATAATTTACCCGCTGTATAATCTGCATCTGTAGTTGCACCAAGAGTTAAATATAAAAACTCATTAGCAGCAGGTACGGCTGTAAAGTAAACTTTAGTACCTAATGCTAAATCACCAGAGTTCACTAATAGTGTTTCTGTTAAGTCACTGATAGCTCCATCTTCAACTCCTGTACTTTCTGTAGCAGAATGCACGTTGATATCTGCGTCTCCGCCAGCAGGTGCTTCAAAGCACTCCATACTACCTGTTAAGATAGTACCATTTTCTGCAGCTGTGATTTGTCCGATGTGACACACGTTACTTGTGCCGTTAACACCAATAATATCACCTGATGCAGTTGACCTTAAACCTGTTAAGTCAATCAAGATTTGTGTAGTAATAACACCACCTGACCTAAATACAGAACTTCTGTAAATAGTTCCTGTACCACCTGTGATACCTGTACCAGCTTCTGTTGCTAATTTGTTAGCATCAAATGAAGCGATACCACTTGAGTTTATGCTTGATTGTGTTGTGATAGCTCCAGTCGTTGCGTTTTTGCTGATAGTAGTAAAACCACCTTCTGACCTGACTGGGCCTGTAAATGTTGAATTAGCCATTCTATATTCTCCATACAAAGTTAACGCTTATCTATCTTGTATGCGTCTGTCGGGGCAGTTAGATAAGCTTGTTTCCCGATATTTAAATTATACGCTTTTTATAGAGAAATAAAAGAAAAAAGAAGCTCCCTACGAGAGATAGTAGAGAGCTTCAAAGAATACTTAGAAACTATGAGAAAACTAAGTATTCAAAACACTTAGTGCATTAAGCACCTTGTGAACCCCACATTCCTAGTGGGTCTGAAAAACCGAATGAATATCTTTCACGGGCTTTGTATCTTACATTACCTGTGTCGAAATCACCGTCCATAGATGTAGTTAATGGTGTTCTTACAAAGTATTTCATACCATTTGGTACATCAGTTGTTAGGAAATACGCATCAGTATCTGTTAAATAATGATTAATTGTATATCCTTCTGGTATCGCACCGTTGTTTTTCAACGCGTTGATATCGTTATCAGCAGTACCGACTCTTTGTTCAGTATCTAATAAACGTGTTGCAACGAATTGTAAATCTGGTGGAATAATTAATTTACGTGGTTTAGCAGCAATCAACAAACCTCTTTCATCTGTCCATCCAGCTATTTGAATAACTGCATTTTCTAATGAAGATTCATTTAAGTCGGCAGCGACTGTTTGTGAATTGTTGTTTGTACCACCTGACACTAATGGATGGTCTGTAGCAAATAACGCTTTGCCATCACCACCGTTTGCATCAGAGAAACCATTGTTTAATACGTTAGCAGCTTTTACTTGTTTAGTATTAGCCATTGAACGTGCTAAAGCTTTTGTGTATCTCGCAGATAAAGTATCGTAAAGGTTATCCTCTACAGCTTCTTCTGTTAGTGAGAAACCTAAAGCTATGGTTTCGTGATTATATCTAGCTGTGAATGCCTCTTGAGCATTGTCATAAGAGATAGCAGAACCCTCTTGTTTAACAGGGGCCTGACCAAAGCCAGATAGTTTTGTTTCTTCTTCGAAACTACGTTCTGATGTCTCAGTTTCGTAGATTTCTGCGTGCTCTTCGCCATAACGCTGGTATTCCATTCCGAATAAAGCATTAAGGCCAGGAAGCAACTCTTTTAATAATTGAGCTCTTGAAATTGCCATGATTTATTCTCCTTAAATACCTGTTTTATTTAGATAGCTGTGGCTATCTGGGTTGAACTTAACTAACACGTCAGTAAACGAATCACCTACTGAAGAACTTGGCGAATCAACAAAATCAACGATTCTGAACGCAAATCCTGAAGTAGTGTTAACAGTTGCATCTAACGCTGTAGTTGAATTACCTGTTGTGGTAGAACCAGTAGAAGAAGACTGAACCGCTGCTAAGTGAGCATTAGAACCTAACGCTGCTTGAGCAACTGAAGCATCTGCTTGAACTTGGAACACTACATCAGGGTCATCGACGACATACGCTTTCGCATCTGAAGCTACTGTTCCTGCTGGAAAGT